AAAGGTGGGAGGCACGGCGCTCGGGCCATACCGAGACTCGAATCTTATCCTAAACAATTTAATTTAATGATTGTAGCTCTTAAGGAGCGTTATCAACCACTAATAGGAGAAGATGAGTGTGTTAGATGTATCGATTGTATTAAGGCTATAATGGAAGTTTACCATTGCTTTAATATTAAATGCGCAAAGGCTTCAAAAATTAATTTATATGTGAAGTCGGCCCAACAGGCCATAACGCGATTAATCGACTACGTTGTAGAACAAGGGCCAGGATCATGGATCCAATATATGAAATATAAGACTACGGCCAAGTTCGCGAAAGACCATCAACAACCTATACCAACCCCTCCCAAGGGGCTTAAAAATGATAATCCTGGTAAAATGATGGGAGGTGTCTATGATAGGAGAGCTCGTACGCGACTCTCACCCGAAGATCGGGCGTCACTATCATATAGTATTTTGATGAGTAAGAAAGGAATGCCACGAGCAGGTGAGGAGCTAATTAAAGAAGCTGAGCAGAAAATGATTACTGCCCTCACAACAAAACCTGCTGCCCTGCCTTGTCTCGAAGAGATTGCAAATCTCAAGGGGACGAATTTCTTCCTTGATAAGATCACGATGGAGGCTCAATTGGAGCGTACCGTTGAAGACATATTTAAAAATGTGGACTTCACCATCGATGATTTGACCGAACCGTTTTTCCCGAGTACTTCGGCGAATTATATAAATTCTCGTAAAGAGTTGGGTGCGGTCGGGGTTCTTTATGAAGAACTCCTTTCAAGTGAATTGAGAGAGGAATTACTTACTTTTGAATGGGATATTGCCGAGGTCGGCTGTAAGCAGACTCGGTTGTATGGCCCACTAGGACGTGAAGAACAACTCGTTCTAGATGGTATTTGGAATACTACCCCGGAGTGGGAAAAGACATTTTCGCTTTTCGTCAATGTAGAAAGATTTAAAGCTCGATGGAGGAAACTCTATTGGCAAATCTTTAAGCGAGCCCTGGAAGAAGAACCTTGTGTTGTTCCAGTTGGTTTGGCTGAAGCACTCAAAATAAGAGTGATATCTAAAGGTCCACCGATGTTGTATACGGCTTTGAAACCGGTACAGATGTTTATGTGGAGAACTCTCAAGAAGATTCGTACTTTTGAACTTATTGGGACTCCGGTCACTGAAAAGATAATCAGAGACTGCCTTGGTGATATTAATCCTTTAACAGATGAAATAATTTCTGGGGATTACAAGGCCTCAACGGACAACCTACATTCGTGGGTTTCTGAATGTATTGCACATAAAATATGTTCGGTCCTGAGACGGAAGGAATCAAATTTCTGTCCAGTTGAGATTGAAGAATTGTTGATAAAGTCACTGACTCGTCACAATTTCGGCACAAAGAATGAACCAGTCTGGCAACAAGAAGGCCAGTTGATGGGTTCAGTCACATCATTTCCTATTCTCTGCATTGCAAATGCGGCGATGTGTCGTTGGGCGCTCGAGGAGGCCAACGGTAAGGTTTACACATTTGAGGGAAGGAATTCTGCTCCATTACGTGTAAATGGTGATGACTGCGTCTTCA